AGATATTATCTTTCAAGTATAGCGATGGATCCTGACAATCTGTCAAGGATTGAGTCCGGTGTGTCGCATCGTCCACAAGTGCCTGTGGATAAGTATGTGGATAACTATTCAAGGCCAGCCACCAGAGAATCATCGACCAGTTTGACCGAGAATGCTCCACAACCTGAGCATTGAGCGAACCATTCGTGCTCAGTCAATTCAGCTCCCTTTGTGATCAGGTGTTCTTTTCGCCCATCTCCATAAAGTTTCTTGCAGATTGAGCAATCAAATCGCAGCAGTGGCATATTCGCTCCTGGCTAGATTCTCGATTGGATTGAGGTTGCCCTGATCCACCCACCACGAATCTTGACGTGGATTCTTGAACCTCTTGCGCTTAGCGAAAGCCACTGGAAGCCAGCCGACGATGTAGTAGGTCGGAGACTTGCCAACCACCAGCACGGCCACATCATCATCACGATCATTCGGATACACGATCAGATTGCCACCTGTGTATGACGTCCAGCGAACCTCGATTCCCTGACCTACATCAGCCCGTCTTTTGCCTTTGTTGTCATTGATGTCGTAATCAAGTCCGAAGTAACGTGCAACCAGTAATTCAGCAGCTAGTGATTCGGCGTATTCAGCCACCGCTTCATGATTGTTCAACTTCGTGTTATATCGAACTGTTACGCCCAGACTTGCCGATTGTGCAAATATCACATCACTGGCACGTCGATGAATAGCCCACTCATCGGCCTCCGTTACTGTCATTTTCTGCATTCAACGCAGAACCATAAGATTGGCTCTCCTCCGACGTTGTATTGGTAACCAGACTTGTCCAGGGCGCGAATGTGTTGGCAGTTGTCGCAATTCTCGACTTTGTATTCAGCGACGACTTTTCCATCAATCAATGTCCGACCAACCATTTCATCAATGTTAATGATCTCAGTAACGGCGCTCATTTGATAGCCAGCACAATCATCAAGATTCCCAGAACGCATTCGGTAATCACAAGAATTCGAATCAATCGATTCTTTGTCATACTTGTGGCCTCCACTGTCCATCAGATCCAAGCATGTACCAGGCCGGCGGACACTGCTTTGCCTTTACCTTCTCGACGCACATATAACCGCCCCAGCCTTTTCCAGTCTTAGCCGATGTGCCTTCTTTCCAGATCATGTGACCATGAGCGCACAATGGAGAAGCTGCTACCTGGACGCCGCCAAGTGTCTCTTTGATGGTGTCAATGGCCGTTCCCAGCGTTGGAATGCCGGCCTCTTCTGCCTCTTCACGTGTCTTAAACGATGGAACGTCTCCATGCTTTGTGCTCCAATAGTCATAAGCAACGGCAGAATCCTGCACAATCTTAGGATCAATGCGCTCTACTTGCTGCATATTCTGGACTGTTGGACGCTTGTCAGATCCAAGTACCAGGCCGACACATCTACCAATTGCGCTTGTGACTGTATCCTCAACGAACCATTTTTTCATCTGGACGTTGTAGGTGTTCACGTTGCCGAATGCGTAATCGATACCTGCCGGCTCTTGATCTTCGTAATGGCGATAAACACGGCATTCGACTAAGACATAGCCCTTTTCCAAGTTGATATCCATGATTGATGTGTGAATCTTGCCGTCTTTGTGGGTACTCCAGAATCGCTGAATTCTAGCTGCGACGTCTTCGTAGTTTTCCAAGAAACTCATTTGGACACCGCCTGAGTTGAGATATGGCGACCGACTGCTCTGCCGCGTTGATAACCTTCTTTGTGGCCTTCTTTGTAACCGACTGAATAACTGACAATCGCCCAGAGAATGCACGCGATAGCCATGAGGACGAATAGTCCGATTTCACTTGTTGTCATTTTTGCTCCCGTGGGAGCCTTGTCGTTGCTCCCAAATAAAGAATGACATCAACAACCGACATTGGCAAGATTTGCCTCGGCGTGTCTATTTCTTGAGAGCAATCTCCAGCATCAATTGATCTAGACGTGCCTCAATTCGAGAGACTTGATCCTTGAGACTGTTCCCACCATTCGGTTGAAATTCTCGCATGATCGACTTCACCATGAATCTCATTGACGAATAGATGGCAGTGAGCACCGCAAGGACAAGCCCACCCACCGCCGTCCATTCGCCGACACTCACTTCGTCTTACCGAATTGCGCGTCGTTAGGATTTAACCAGCGAAGAATCACTGGCAGAATTGAAGCAACACCTGCCCCCATGATTGCTTTTGGATCTGTTACACCGGCCAAATAAACGGCGATGCAAGAACTGAGAAAACTTCGTCCCCACGAAGCGCCCATAGCCTTAAGATCTTTCATTTCTTTTTCTCCTTTGGCTTCACCTTTTGGATTGGCTCGACCACTGGATATTCTCCATCATAAGCAGCTAAACGAGCGCGAGCGAAACCAACAATCTCTTTGCCGATAAAGCGTTGCTTAAGCATGACCATTCCACCGTTGCGTTGATCTCCATCGCCGGAAGTATTGCCCTCAATGCAGAGAACGCTTGACGATCCTACCTTGACCACAATTCCGATGTGGCTAATTCTGTCCACGCCATCGTGTGGAAAGTCCATGAAGCAAAGATCTCCCAGTTGTGGCTTATCTTCAGTCCAACGACCAAGTTCTTTCATCTTGTGCGCGCCCATAGCCGTTGAAACCATTGAAGGAATCTTGACTTTTGCTTGGTCGAAACACCAATTCACGAATGAACCGCACCAGGGCAATCCGTCGGCCTTTGTAAATTTGCCATACTTTGTCAGATTTTCGCCAGTCTCGATTGTGCCAATTTCGGCCAGTGCGACTTCGATGATCCGTGCAGCAGTGCCGTCCGGATACATCTTAGTCAAGTGTTCCACTATTTGCCGAGTTTCAGTCCGTCAGGTATTGGCTTCGAGTATTCCCATTTAGCAATGTATTGCACGCCATCGCCATCATCACGAAGCAAGATTGAACCCAGTCTTGGGTCAAAATCGTTATCAGTTAGTTCAGGATAAACATCTGTAATTTCTTTCGATAAATCCATTTTTTATGCTCCTAAGTATTGAACGGCAAAAACTGTGCAACCAGCGACAAAGCCGCCGTCACTGAGAATATCAATCGCTCCGCCTGAGTTTTGATAGCATTGAACATTAATGTAATCACCTGCGCTGAAAGAATAAATATCAGACATCGTTACCGATGCAGCATTAGATGCACTAAAAGAGGTCGGGGCATCAACGCGTGAAAGTATTGTTGCACCAGCATTTTGATTCAGCGTATGATAGCGATAGCCGCTTGTTGCGCCGTTCCAAGTAATTCGCCAAGTAACTAAATATTTTCCACCATATCCTGTCGGAATTGTAATTCTGTCGGTATTTGTCGAAGTATCGTGAAATGTATTCGTGTCAATAGATTCACTTGACCAAGTAACTGTGGTTAGAGAATTGTTAGATATTGTTTGATTGGCTGATTTATAAAGACGGCAACCAACAAAAGCTGGACTGCTTGGTGTCGCCCATTTTAAGCCAGTAGAGGCGGTACTATCCGCCACAAGTGTTTGGCCGTTTGTGCCTACTGCTAGACGTGCATCAACTGTTGAAAAAGTAAATAAATCGCCCTTAGTTGTCAGTGGCGTCTGATCTGTTGGAGTGACCCAAGTGAAAGCCATGTCCGTACCGCTTGTCTTAGACAAGACTTGACCAGTTGTGCCCCCTTTCAGCTGCGCCATTGACGTGTCGACGCCCTGACCAAATGTATTGAAATCAGCCGGAAGATTCGTGACCAGCGATGTACTGGTCGGCATCACCCAGCCGAAGTTTGTTGTCGGATTTGCCATCGTTTCTCCTTAATTCACGACTAACGCATGTGCGTAGTCAAGTGTGCCAGACAGGGTATTGAATGTTTCTAAGACACTCACATCTTGCCATTCCATCGCCTGGAGTGAGAATGGAAGTGGCGAGACGATAAGAGTGACGGAAAGTTCGTTGTAGGAAGCCTGAAATTTCCAGCCCTCAACGAAGCCCAAGAAGTTTCCGGATTGCATATTGGCCGGAAGATTTGCCAACGAAATTGGCTGACCCATAAAGACGTTTATTAGAGAATCGCGATCTCCATCGTCTAATTCTGGATTAGTCAATGCGAACGTGATTGTCTCCAGGAATGCCTGAGGTTGCGCTCGTAGCGTCAGATAGAAATTGGCCTGTGATGTGGCATCGGCTGAGTGATTGAGCGAAGTCGTAATCTGCTGAGCGAGTTTTCCATAGAGTGCGATTGAGGCGCTATCGGTAGCCGTTGCCGTTCCAGACTTCCAGACTATTGAAACGTCGTTGCGAATAT